ACTCCGACAGGTTGTTCTAAAAATACCATATTTGAAATTATATTCCATCTCCAAGGATTTGTTTGTAGACTCCCTTCTTTTGTTGGTCTAAACGGACCTTGCTCTGTTAAAAAACCAATTAGCCCTGAACATCCGGGTCCGCCATTTGTCCAAAAAACTAACGGGTCATTATCTGGATTTGTTTCAGATTCAACTAACCAATAATGTATTTGTTTTTTTGTATTAGGTAAATTTAAATAGCCACTGAATTGATTAAAAGGAACTTCGCTGTTTAATCCGGGTAATTCAGTAATTTGGTCATTTAGAGCATCACTTGTATATTGGGTTCCTCTGAAGTTTTGAAGAGACAAAACTGTTGACATAAATGAAAATAGAGTCATTAAAACCAAATAGTTCATTATTATATATTAACTATATATATTATTTTTATTATTGTTTTATAATATATATAATGAGATTAGAAATATTTGTATTAGGATTAACAGCATTTTTTGTATATAATGCGTATACAGATGGTAAATATACAAAAATGTTATTATCATTTAAAAAATATTATAAAATGATTTTTTATGTTCTTTTAGGTCTGGGCATTTATGTATTATTAAAACGAAATCCAAATCAAGGAAGAAATATGTTATTATACGCAAATAATGTTGTGAAATTTATGCCAATAGATAAAAATTCAATGGATATGTTAAGTCCCATAATTGATTTTACATCAGTAAATGAAGACAGCAGTTTTATGGAATCAGTTAATGGTATTTATTCAAATCCCGGATTTTCTGGAGAAAAAAGAATGATGAATTCTGGCAAAAATGGAACCAAACGTTCTGTAAGTGAAACTAAAAAAAAATACGTTGCTTCTAATCAAGAATGGAAATGTGGAAATTGTCAGTCGCAATTAGACCATACATTTGAAATTGATCACAAAGTAAGACTAGAATATGGAGGTGGAAATGATGTTCAAAATTTAATAGCATTATGCCGCAATTGTCATGGTAAAAAAACTGCTAGTGAAAATATGTAATAAGTATTTAAGAATATTTAAAAATATAAATGAAATAATATTGTATTGTAATAATATATGGATAATCCTACTATTACAAATGAAAATGTTATACCTGAATTAAAAAAGGATAGCGCACTATATCCAATTATGTTTATGATATTGTTTCTTACTATTATTATGTTCTGTATATTTTTTAAAGTAAAACTATCAGGCAAAGGACCTTCAAAATCACAACAAGAAGTCATTGCGGATGTATTTATTGTTTTATTTTTTTGTTTGCTTATATTTGGAATTTGCGTGACATTGTTACCAAATTTTAAAGAAGTAAAAAAATTATTTGAACAAATAAGTAGTGTTACATATATAATTATTTACACAATATTTTTAATTTTATTTTTTACATTGACACCAAATGATACTATTAATAAATATTCATTATCTATTACAATATTAACAATAGCTTTAGGGTCTTTTATGTTTTATAAAGGTTTAAATAATAATTATATTACAGAATTTAATGCTAATTATGAGAGAATAAAAATGTTGATATTGTTTTTTTGTTTAATTGCTATTTTTATTATTTACTACAATACTGACCCTGGTGGATATATAGAAAAATATTTTGGTTATACATTGTTGTTAACTATTATTATTTCTGTATTTGCCTTTCTATATTTAATTATTATGTTGACACTACCAGAATCAAAAATTTCTAAATCTGGGAACGTGTTGGATAATTTTTCAAGGATTTCTTCATATGGAAACATAGCATTTTTGATATTTATTGTTATAATGACAATTTTGATTTCGACATATCCGGGAGGTTTTTTTAACGATAAAGAAACATCTGCTGCTGTTATGATTCTTTTACTTATGATATGTATTACATCCGCTATTATATTAGGTGCAAATACATTTCCAGAAATATTTGATAACGCTCCTTTAAACAGTAAAACAAATTTATTTAAACGTTCACTATTAGCTTTATTTGGTATTGTTATTTCTAGTTTAATAATATTTTGGTTAGTTTATGGTATTCAACATTTATCAGGAAAAACAGGTACAACCAGTTTTGTATTAAATGTTTTACTTGTTCTAGTAGTATTAGGATTAATATACAAAACTATAAATGTTAAATTACCAGAAGGTAATTCAAATAAAAATGCTTTTTTCTCTCTAATTACAAATACATTACTCTATATTCCATGTTTATTTAGTGGATTATTTGATTATATAGGTAAATTAACAAGTGGTAATGATTCTGAAGCAACAGGTTCTTTATTAATGCTTATAACAGCTTTACTACTACTTGTGGCTTATTTTAAAACACCATCTTTATTTAATATACTGAATACTCAAGGCGGTGAACAACTTGTGAACAAACCGGTTTATACAGATTCTGAATATTCATTAGGAACATATGTAGAACTAAATGGTAACGATAAGCCTGATTATCAATACGCAATTTCATGTTGGATATTTGTGGATGCTGCTCCTCCAAATACAAGTGCTTCTTATAGTAAATATACATCATTATTAAATTTTGCTAACAAACCAAATGTATTATATAATGGAACTACTAATACTTTAATGATTACGTCACAACAAAAAAATCTAAAAGAAGTTACAAAAAACAAACTAACAGACTTTGATGAAAATAGCAATAGAATTATTTATAAAAATTCCAATTTTTTATTACAAAAATGGAATAACATAATAATAAATTATAATGGCGGGGTTTTAGATATATTTTTAAATGGCGACCTAGTTAAATCGGAAATCGGAGTTGTTCCTTATATGACATATGATAATTTAACAATCGGACAAGATGATGGTATTAAAGGAGGAATTTGTAATGTTATTTATTTTAAACACGCTTTAACTTCTTCAAATATATATTATTTATATAACATGGTAAAGGATAGAAGTCCACCAGTTTTAAATGATTCAAATACTACAATTACAAAGAAAAATATCAGTGAAATAGTTGAATCTAGTAATAAAGTTATTTAAGAAAACTATGATTTTATAATCTTAATTTAATAATAATTAATTTATTAAATTAAGTAGAAAATTTCTAAATCTATATTATACAATGAGTCCTTTAAGTATTGTTATAACAATAGTCGTAATTGTCCTTATTTTAATGTTATTAAGATATATTTTTTCTGACCCATATACACTACAAAATATTCAAGATGGAAAAACTGCGTCCACCATTAGTGCTTCATCTTTAGCAACAAATGGTTCTGATGTTCCTTCCAGTAATTTTGCCTACTCTGTTTGGTTTTATATTAACAACTGGAACTACCGTTATGGTGAAGAGAAAGTTATTTTTGGAAGAATGGGTGCTATGAGTGGGGAAAACCAAGGTTCTGTTCCTGGAATTAGTGGTTTAGACCCTTGTCCTGCAGTTGTTTTAGGAGCTGTTGAAAATAATATTTCTATATCTTTAGGATGTTATCCTGGCGTCGACCAAGAACCTACAACAACTGGCGGAAATACTGTTGTTCACACGTGTTCTGTTGCTAACGTTCCAATTCAAAAATGGGTCAACTTAGTTATTAGTGTCTATGGAAGATCAATGGATGTTTATATTGACGGTAAGTTAGTTAGAACATGTTTATTGCCAGGTGTTGCTAGTGTTAATAATAATGCTAATATTTATGTTACACCTAAAGGCGGTTTTGAGGGGTGGACTTCCAAATTACAATATTATCCTAATTCTTTAAATCCTCAAGAGGCTTGGAATATTTATACTAGAGGATATTCCAACTGGGCAAATATGTTTAATGCCTACCAAATTCAAGTATCTTTAGTCGAAAATGGAACTACGCAAAGTAGTGTAACAATATAATTTACATTCCAAAATATTTTCTTATTTATTTAATATATATATGAGTAGCAATAATACATTTAATTCATTTTCAACAAATACTGGAACTTTTGGAACTAAAGAATTTTTAGAGTCTAATAGTTTAGTAGCTAAATTTGCCTTTTTATTATTAGTTATTTTTGGGTTTATAATATTATTAAGGGTAGGATTGTCTGTTATAGGTTATTTTTTTAAACCTTCGGAATCTCCTCATCTTATCGATGGGATGGTTGATGCTTCACAAATGATTGTTTTTCAGCAAGACCCTAGTGCTAATGGTGCTAAAACAATTTACAGGTCAGTTAACGCTACTGATGGTATTGAGTTTACTTGGTCTGTATGGATTTTTATTGATAACCTACAAACAAATTCTGGAATATATAAACATGTTTTCAGCAAAGGTAATAGCACTTTACAAAACAACGGATTAATTCACCCTAATAATGCTCCTGGGTTATACATCGCTCCTAATACAAATGCTCTTGTTGTTATGATGAATACATTCAACGTTATTAATGAAGAAATTGTTATACCTGATATACCTCTTAACAAATGGGTAAATGTTATTATTAGATGTCAAAATACAACATTAGATGTATATGTTAACGGAACCATCACTAGAAGTATTAATTTAGTTGGAGTTCCTAAACAAAATTATGGTGATGTTTATCTGGGTATGAATGGCGGATTTGATGGAAATATTTCTAACTTATGGTATTACAATTATGCTTTAGGAACTGCGGCCATTCAAAGAATTGCTGAAGATGGACCTAATACTAAGATGATTGGATCTAACGGAATGAACGATAAGATGTTTAATTATCTATCTCTAAGATGGTTCTTTTATGGTTCTGGAGATTCATATAATCCAAGCGGACCTGGTATGTATTAAAACGAAGATACATTTGGTTAAACTACTAGAACAACAATTAAAATAAATTATTTATATTTAATAAATAAATAATGTATATATAAATGTCATATAAACCTATTCCACCAAGAGTATGGTCAAGAGTTCAAAATCCT